CGCGCATAGGTCTACAGACTATTTGACTAGTCTGGACACCCGCCCCTCCTATGAGGGGTGCAACTCCCACCGACCAGGTGTTGTCGGTGGCGCCGTTCCAGTCAAACCGGAAACCTCGCAAGAGCTTTAACCGGGGAGCGGCCAATGCTATCAATCGTCCGAGCACCTAATGAACCCTGCAACATGAGTTCGAGGACAACCCCTGACATAGGCAGGATCGGCAAACGCCTTTCCCTCCGAGATCGCTTCTTTAGCGAGAACCCGGTCTAGGTCATTTTAACATTTATACAGGTTTATATAGATGCTCTTGAATGATTCTATAGGGGTATGCCATGTTACGACTCGAACAAGTGTAGGACTGGACGAACACTACGACACTTCATTAAACCAAATCATGAAACACTTTCAAACGATCCTTTTATGGATTAGTTCGTTGTGGTTCAGTGATCTGGATCGGGATCTGCGGCGAACATGTATTCGCAAGTGGCTAATGCTACTTGGGAAATATATTCGTACCAAAGGTCTCGTGTGGACAATTAAACGGATCAAGTTGATCCGTCTTGTTGTTACGCGATACTTGGCGGGCAGTCCGCTTAATAAAGTGGATAGCTTGCTAGGAATCCGAGATGGCTTTCCAAAATCGATCTGGTTCATGAAGAACCTCATCGACGATGGGCGACCATCTGGAATCCGGTTCGCGTTGACACTACTTACCGTTTCACGTGCCATGCAGTGCGAAGCTAAACCTTCCTATGACTCCATTACTAATGGATTCTCGGGAGAGTTCAGCGAGATTGATCCTCAATTCGTTTCAAAGTTTGTAACGGATTTCGGACTCAGTCTCACTCGCCCTGTTTGGTCACGAGCCATGCTGTTCTTTACTATGAAGGGAGGTCCTCTAGGTCACCCGGTCCTCACCGCACTCCATTCACTTAAACAATATGATGGCCCTATATGGGCATCAGTTGCTATAGTAATTGGGTTAGATGGGGCCCAGTACCTTAAGAGCCTCCTGATGAAGTATCGAGACCACTTGGATTGGAAAACCGTAGATAGCAAGGTAAGTAACCTCGCTAAACTAGGCTACCGTCCAATTGCCTCTTTACGACGTCTGTCCGTGATTCAAGATCCCGAACTGAAAGCTCGGATTGTTGGAATCGTAGATTACTTTACTCAGGTTATTCTTGAACCTTTGTCAAAGCAACTCTTCGACCTCCTTCGATCCTTGCCTCAGGACCGGACTTTTACGCAGGACCCTCATATCAAGGTTAGCGCGGGGCAGAAGTATCACAGTTTGGACTTGTCGAATGCAACAGACAGATTCCCTTTAGATGTTCAAAAGCAGCTCCTGGCAGAAATGCTGGGGGGTCCTTTTGCTCATGCTTGGGGGGCACTCATGACTTATAATAGCTTTGAGGCTCCAAATGGTACAGCCATCCGCTATGCGGTTGGACAACCAATAGGGGCTAGAAGTTCTTGGGCCATGTTTACCCTTTCTCACCATCTGGTGGTCCAGTACGCAGCTCACCTTGTCGGGGTTTACCCCTTCAAGGATTACATCCTCCTAGGAGATGACATTGTTATTACTAACGATGCTGTCGCTTCGAAGTATGTTGAACTGATGACTGGATTGGGCGTGGAAATCAGCAATCACAAGACTCATGTGTCTTCAACGACATATGAGTTCGCGAAACGCTGGTTCCACCATGGAATCGAGGTCACTGGTTTCCCGGTGAACAGTATCGCATCAACCCTTGAGGCTCCATTGGAGCTTTACGGGGCGGTGATGACACAGTTCGACCGTGGATTGGTGCCACTTGATTTCACTGGGTCGGTAGAAGCGGTTCTGAAATTGTATGAGACATTAGGCTGGAATCAGCGCAAGCTGAAATCCCTCCTAACTCTTTTAGAGTCCTTCCGGTTCACGCTTCGTAATCTCCGAAGCTTCAACCCTGACGAGGTGCGAGCGTTTATCGCTACGAATACTTTTCGTAAACGATCGACGTTCTATCCCGATGAGGTCAGAAACTTCTTTGCTACAAATACGTTTGAAGCCGAGGATGAGTATGTAATTCCTGCGTCAGAAGCAATGCTTGAGAGCGAACTCACAAGGGTTTCTTCAGCAGTAGCGAATGGAATAGTAATGGGGATCACGTATCGACTAAGTCGGTACCAAGCTAAGCTTGATACCTTCTGCGCCAGTACGCTGATCACTCAGAGTAGTGTTCCGGTTGACACAAGTAACCTTCCGATCCGCGACTCCGTGGCTAACGGAATCAAAGATCTGGTGGCACTTGGCCAGCGGATTGATGTATGGAAAGAGTTGCTCCCGTTGTTAGAAATAACCACGGTCATCGACTTGGACCTACTTGCCAAAAGACAAAGAAAGTCAGTAGTAATACTGTACAGACTAAGTTCCTTTGGTAAGTCCCTACGTCAACAACTACGGCAGGATCCTAACTTCGAGACTAACCCAACTCAGAACTTCCGCTTGAAGAAAGGTATGATCGACCTCAATCGAAGTATGATCAAAGCCTCTCAACCGGCGGTCAAGGTCTAATCACCTTGGGTAAAAGTTCTGGTCCGTTGACGTTGTACCATAAGTCCAGACTCTGGATCCCGAAGGATTGATCCATGAGAGAGGAAATACGGGGTAGAGGGAAACAGCTCGCAAGAGCTGGGGGTCTTCTACCCGTCTTGGGACGCC